GTTTACACGAGTTACTCTAAAGTATTGGCCCATGAAATCGTTATTGAGAATCTTGTTGATAGCAATAGCCAAACGCTCTTCATACTCAGCATCACTCATATCTGATGTGTCAGTATCAAAGTATCTAGCTAAGTATCCTGAAGTGCAATAGCCTTTTGACTCGTCAAACCTGTACCAATTGTCGAAATCAACAAAAGGATCAAAAGGGTTATCCACTGTTGTGATCCATATATGTAATGTATCATTGCGATCAGCAGGACTTTGCGTTGCTAACTTAAGTGATTCATCTTCTGCATTGCTCATTCCCCTAATTCTCCTTTCCTATAAATATTTATTGATAGTTGATACAGAAAGTCCAGTTGCTTCAGCGACTTCAGCTTGTGTATAACCGAAGTTAAGCATAGACTTGATTCGTGAAACTTGTGAAGCATTAACTGTAACAGCTTTTCTAGGTGAAGCGAGTTGCTTAACCTTGTCTGAATCAGCATTGTTAAGTATTTGCTCAAGCTTTGATGTACTGATTGCACCAGCTTGAATTGCTTGCCATTCTCTTTCAGATATGTCGATCTGAACATTAGACTTAGATGCGCCAACTTTTGCTCTAGCTGCTGTTAAAGACTGCTGACCAGCTCGTTTGATTTCATCCGGTGTCCAATCAGGATTAGCTGCTTGCTTCTTCTTTAATGTCTTGTTAGCTATGATTTGGGCCTGTCGCTCCTTTGGTGCGTTCTGTAATGCCCTGTTTAACTTAGCATTAAGACTTGCAACTTCTGCTGAATACACTGTTTTAGCTTGAGCATTCATCTCAATATTCTTAGTTGCAACCTGATTCTTTCTTGCTAAATTAGCCATATGCTTAAGGGCATTGGCATAGTCGGCATATGCGACCTCTTTTGGATTCGGGTCCTTAGATAATAAGGTACCTGCATCCTTAGTGGCTGCCATCTTGGTTGTTTTTACAGTAGCCAGTTTTTCACCATTTGATTCCCAACTACCGTCTTTGTTTCTTTTCCAGTCCGTATAGGTACGCCCAGTAGCCTCTGGATGTACTTCACCAGTCTTAGGATCGATATCCTTTAAACGAATCTGTTTTGTTTCTGGAACATACGCCACTGACTTAGCCCGGGATAGGAGTGTGGATGCACCAGCATCACTGGCACCCTGGTACTTCTTCTTTAACTCGGCTATACGGTTCTCTTCAAAGGACCTCTTATAGTCCAGTCCATGCTTAGGGGCATCGATTACAACCATTGAGTGACGTACTGCTCTTGCAATTTCTTCAGGCTTTGCACCTTTCAGTGTCATATCAGTAATCAGGTTGGAGATCTTACCCATTTCCAATCCTTTACGTTTCTCAGGAAGTTTTGCTGTAACTCCTTCAATGCCACGGTAGGCAATCTTAGGATCGAAATCTTTTAAACCAACATAAGCACTAATATCAGAAGTAGTTATCTTAACTTTGGATTTTGGTGAATTAGACGGAATTACTACTGCAGTGTCACCATCAAAGTCAGCTCCTGACAATCTTTCAGCAACCTTGGAGTTGATACCGACAGCATCAATTGCATTACCAAGCATTGCTCTTCCTTGTGGATTCTTATTGTTTACTTTGAGTTCCGGAATCTCGAATGTACCACCATGCGGATAACGAACAAGACATACTGTTTCTCCATTCTTATATGATGGTGCATATATCTCGTTATCTTTTAGAGAAGAAACAGGTAATATTACCTTAGAGCTTTGTCTTGGAAGCGCTGCTGCTTTAAGATCCACTGCCTGGCTGTCGCAACCTTCAGCAAAGTCTGCTAACAACTTCCGTTTAACAACTGGGTTTGTCATTTTGAGGATCTTATCAAGCTCATCCTGACGATTGTCAATCGATTGCTTAAGCTGCTTCTTGATCAATGGAAGCTGCTGCTTTGACAGGAACTGAGAAGCAAGGTTCTTAGAATAGTGATCCCAATCGCCTTCCTCTTTCAGCTTATTGATAGCTCCGAGCTTTTCATTTCCATCTTTATCTTTGTAATGGTACTGACCGTTTGCCTTAATTGTTGCTCCAAATGGGTTGTCCGGATCATCTTTCATCTTCTTGAAGACATCCATCTTTGGTACATCACTTGTCTTGTTGGTATTGAATATAACATCAACGCCTTTTGGCATGTCATCTGAATAGATTGCCATACCTTTCAGATAATGAGTGCCATCAACAGCGATTCGCACCTGTGCATAATGTGAGTCTCCAAGATCCAGATCTGCAACTCCTCTTCGAAGCTCAATAACACCATCTTTCTCTAATCCGCCTTTGTCACCATATCTTACAACTACTCGGCTTGACGAGATACTTGATGGATACTCTGGTGCCCAGAATGTTGTTCCACCATCATGAGAATACTCATTTACTGGCTGAATCTTGTCAGTGTGCTGCTGAACATCTTTCCATTCAGTTCCTGGAGGGCAAAGAACTTTTGTGGTCGTGTACTGGCCTTTCTGATTGATCTGTGGAACTCTGACTGAATGTACTTCATAACCAGCTTCTTTTAAGATCTGAAGAGATACATCCAATCTTGTTTTGGTAATTCCCATTTCTCTTTCGACTCCAGTACCAACATCGACAAAGTTCTTAGTGCCGACTCTCTTGGCTAAAGTCTCTGCTGCATTGATACATGCATCTTTCTTAAGCTTTTCACCCTGGTTCAATAACGATCGAACTGTCGACTCTTTTGTTGCAGAGTCAAACATCATTTCAGCTATTTTGACATTGGAATAGCCATGCTCTTTCAACTTCATAGCTCTATTGATTCGATCTACTTTCTCAGCATTAACATAAATTGACTGCTTATTTCGAAACTCAGTCGTTTTCATACCCATGAATGCAGCAATCTCTTTTTCACTTTTTCCTCGAGCTTTCATCTCTTGGACAGTCCTTAAGAATTCTGCATTATGCTGGTATGGATTATCCCCAGAACCCCAAGGATAACGACCGGAATGGCGTTTAGTGCCATAATGTGCTAAGTGGCTCATGCAATGCCCTCCTCTTTCTTAACAGTCACAATGATCTTGTCAAACGACTTGATCTTATCCATAATTGGCAATATCATTTCCGGTGTAGGAACCTCTTTGAGAATCTCATTATTTTGATAGATCCTCAGTTCGATTCCAATATCTCCAGGCTTGATTCCATACTCCAAACAAAACAGTGCAGTATAAATTTCCAACTGCTGCATGTGTGCAGGAATGTCGCCTGTTTTCAAATCGTGAATTCTAAGAAAATCTTTTGAAAACTTAATAGCATCTGCTGTTCCAAAACAATTCTCAGAATAGTATAACACCTGCTCTGGTGTCATTCTGTACCCAATTGCATCGTTTACATGCATGTTGAGTGTTAATGGTGTTCTCGGCAACTTCTGTCGAAGCTTGATACATTTTGCTGCAAACTCATGCAACTCTGTTCCTTGCTGTGCTTTTAAGAATCGCCGATACGTACTCTCAAGCTTTGCAGCATCATAGTTTATCCAGTGATACTTACTAGCTCCGAGATATGCGTGATCTCCTTCTTTTACTTGTAAATGTTTCCTGAATTCCATTATAAACCTCCGTCTTATTTTGAGGGTAAATGAAACTTCCGTATTGACCGAGTTCATTTGCCTTGTTTACATAATAGTCCTGATTAGGTCTGTGACTAGCATTAGCGTCTCTTTTAACTTCGAGTAATGCCCAACCTTCTCTGTCCAATAAAACTAAATCCGGAATGCCCTGTTTGTAATTAGGGTCGTTCTTTAAAATAATAGAATCTGGGAATAACTCTTTTAACTCCGAAATTATATCGGATTGAATTTTGTTTTCTTTCTTCATTGTTATCCTTTCGTGAGGCCGGAGGTAAACGTAATGGCAGATTGTAGTAAACAGACGTAAGAACTTTAATACATAAATGAGCCCCACGAAAAGACAAACAAAAAGAGAAAGAGGCAGATTCTGCTCTCCTCCCCTATAATAATCAATGTTTTTTTCGCGAGGCCTATTTTATAAAAGCAGACTCGTTGAAGTTCTTTTTCTGAGCTAGAGCTCTTGTAATTCTAAGCTCAATTGGACTTCTACATTTTAAGTGAAAGTACTTAAGTTCTTTGTATGGTGTAGTAAGTCTGTCGATTCTTCCACTTGCCTGTTTCATCATTTTATACGAATAGTTTTGTGAATAGAAAACCATCGTGTCTGTTTTTATACAATTCCATGCTTCCGACCCAGCGTTGTACTGAACCAAGTAAAGCCATTTTAAATTGCCGAACGGTTCCGGATCATGCCGATGTCCATTTAACTCAGCAATTATAACATCTTCTCCAAAGTCTATATTTTTGATTATCTCCAACTCGTAATCGAAATTGTAGAAAACTATCAGCTTGTTATGTTCTTCGAAAATATTTCGTAATGCTTCGGCTCTGCTTTCATCAGCGTAGCAGATCTTTCTTAGCTTATAGCACAACTCGCTAACGTTTTCTATTGGTTCACCTTTTTCATAATCGAAACGATTTTTCATAAGGTCCTTATAAGCTTCCTTATTGAACGAACACCAAACGTCTTCATGATGTTGAACCGCTGGATTCTGGTATGGCATGTCTACTAAAACTCTTCTTCTTAATCTATTCAGTCTTTCAGTTCCAATGAATCTTTCGATTTGAGGGAACTTACTAAATCTAGAATACACACAATGTTCTGCAGTGAACTCACTTTTATTTTTGTAGAAACCATTTGCAATGAAGACTGGCATGTAGTCCATATAGTTATCACCAGGCGTTGCAGATAATAATATCCAGTCATTGGCCTTTGCAATCTTTAGGAATGACTTAGTCCAAGCGCCATAACCAACTACTCGCTGTTCGTCAAAAATAAAGAAACTGTTTTGAACGCTAGCATACTTCTTAATGTTATTCCATGAATCTATAACTACTTTATGATCATATATCTTTGTTTTATCATCTGGTGTTAGATAGAACCAACTCATATCACCAATCCATTCACCGCTGTCTCTTTTCTTCGCAGTTGTTATAATATATAAATCTTTGGGATTCTTCATTTTAGTCATTGGCTCTACCGTTCCACCATTTTGAATAAAGTAGTACGCGAGTCCGGTAATAGATTTACCAGACCCTGTACCGCCACAAAGTATACAGCCGTTATGCATTTTCCTTATCGCACTCTTTTGGTGCGGCTTCAACTTTAATTCCATATTAATCTAAGTCAGCGTATTTCTCGGCGAACTTGTTTTCACGAATTGTTACATACATCGAATCAACATATGCGGTGATTCCAGTACGACCATTCATCTCCCATTCGTAAGGACGAATTGAAATATCACAGTTTACAATGTCAACAACATCAAGCTGGGATACTGTGTCTTCATCCAGGAGCGTCTTGTGATTACCGACAATAAGCCATACCTGTGTATAACGGTTCATATTGAGTTTTACAGGAAGAGTCCATTCCTGTTCAGAGTCATCTGCTCCTTCTTGAAGAGGACGATCTTTTACATTCCATCCTTCCTGTCTCAGTTCATCAGCCATTACTGTATCATCAATTACAACACTGAATCCTCTTTTACCAGGATTGAATTTATCTCTTTCTCCTGAAAAGTTCTTCCAAATAATCATTGCGCCTTCAATGTTAATATTGTTTACGTTTGCCATAATAGACCTTCCTTTCTATGCTGCCATATCGGCATTATCATTTTTATGTTCATCAATTGCAAATTTCTCAAAGTCACCAAACTCTGAGATAGTTTCGATTGCTTTTTCAGCAAGTTCTTCATAATAAGACATATCAATCTCATCCTGAAGATTGTTTGTTAATACATCCTCAGATTCAAGCCAACGGTATCCTTTTGTTCCAGATGGTGCAAAGTACTTGTCATCTTTTACTCTGAACAACTGAGCTCCGCCACAACCTTCTTTGATTGGACAGAACCTGCCAACTTTACCAACGAACTTAAAGTCATGTTCACCTTCTGCAAGATTCTCGTTAAAGTCGAGATCAAGCTCTCCACCATTGGTAACTGCAATTGTCTGGCATAAGTCATCGAATTCGATCTTTTCGTGAGTAAAGAGTGTCTTCTTTACGTATGGCACTGCGAACTGAGTTCCAGTTGCTGTCCATCCTTCGGTTTTCTCATATGCAATGTAGACCGCATTGTTAACTAAGCAGATCTTCTCATACTCAGCTTCGATTTCGAATGTATAACCATATTTCTTTCCGAAGTCATAAATGAACTGCTCAACTTCTGGTGTCGGATTGTCGATCTTGATTGAATCGGTCTTGATATGAACGACATGAGCTCCAAGTTTCTCAACTTCACATTTAAGTGTTGCCATGAAGAGTGCTCCACGTTTAGCAACGATATTATCGATGTTTCTTTCATCTTTGAAGAGATTACTGAAGTGAGCTGATGTCAATCCGTATACAGAGTTAAGTACAATCTTCAGTGCTTTTGCAAGTTTCTCGAGTTCTTCCTCAGCCAGATTAGCAAACCTAGCAAATGCTCCACCAAATAAAGTCTTTAATGCTTCAACATCACGATGCTTAATTGCAATACGAGCATCAACCAATTCTTTGAACCTAGCGGTGTATTTCTTTCCAAAGAGGTTGAGTGCTATTACTGTATGCGGATGCATTGACGCTACATCGAACGTTTTGACATTTCTATACATTCCAGGATCAGCGATTACTAATCCGCCTTCGCCAAGTTTGATACCACGATATGTTGATACTCCGTGATCGAATGTGTAGCCTTCAAACTTATTTGCCTCGTTGAATGTTTCGTTGCCATCCATATCAACAGAAATGCCTGTAGCAAGATTAGTATACACAAACTCTCGCTGTGGATTCTTATCATTTCCAAAGATCAGTTTACCAGACAACATATTGCTTGTGTCGTTTGGACATCCACCTGCAATTTCAGCTAAGACACATCTTGCTTCAAAGTCTTCGATGTTAGCTTCGAATGTAGCTTCTGTTGCAATAACATCATTATCACAATATTCGGCAACCTTAGGCCACAGCTCTTCTGGTACTGGCTGATCCCAAGGTAAAGACCATTCCTGATGGTGAATACCTAACGCGATCTCCCACTTCTTCAGACTCTGCTTCTTAGCACAGAAGTCATAGACATCAGTGTAGCTTAAGTTGTATGCCGATCCGAAGAAAGCATTCGGACTCTTTGCAATGATATTCTGTGAGAGCTGGAATAAAGCTTCTAACGAATATCCCATCATTCGAGCATACAGAATGTGGTTATCATATCTCCGACAGTTGAACCCAACAAGTTTCATTTTGAGGAACTCTTCAACCTCTGCCGGTGATGGATTGATCATCCTGTGACAAGGTCCAGGTTCTCCTCTGTATTTCCAGTTGACAAGCAACAGGTTTGGAAACACCTCAATATCAAAGAATACAATTCTGTCGTCTTTTGGAGAGTTTACTCCAGCGACATCATCAGAGCAGTAGTGAATCTTTCCAACCTGCTCGAGACAATAATCTGCATGATTTGTACTTGATGCAGCAAATGCTACAATATCATTTCGCATGTCTGTTACATCATAGTGTTCTCCTGACTCGTATGCATCATCCAGAATCTTTTTAATGAAGTCAACACTTGGTTTAGTTCCAGGGTGACTTTCTTTCCGAAGATTCTTTTTGATCAATGCTCGAATCATCTTTTCACTGGCGACTACTTTAAAGTCGACCATATTATCACTCCTTTTCTTTAATGGTAATCCTGAAGATATAGTAGCAATGGCTAAACTATTGCATCCGTTTGCAATTCTTCGCAATGCTCCTTTGCCACTATAAACCTTGATCTCTATATTGTCGCTATATACATTGTCAAGCTGTTTAGGATCACCAATATAATAGTAATGCAAATGAATCCCTGCTCCACTCTTTGAGAACTCGGCATATGTAGGAGGCCATTTTGACGCTGCTTCTAAGTTCATTTCCTTAGACTTATTCCCTTCAGCATCTTTCAGATCAAAGTCAATGACTATTAAATTCTCTGGAACTCTAACATAGTGAAGTTTAGTAGTATCCAGATCCTTCAATGTTGTACCAACTCGATCCCACGCTTTTGATGGCGCATCGCCGCGTGCATATTGTGCTGGGCAATCTTTACACACTTCATCTAAGATAGATTTAGTGCTATCCATTTTGAGCCATGATTCTTTGGCTTCGTCTGGCTTAAGCTCTTTGTCTACGAACTTATCTTTCTTGAAGCCTTTGTAATAGCTTCTAGCTCTTGTTCCATCTTCCAAAGTAATTCTGTCGAGAAACTCATCGAAGTAATCTTTCAAGTCTTCCCTGAATTTGTACATTGGCATTTTGTTTGGGAGCCCAGTGTTGTCGCAATACTCTTTATACAGACTATATGCTGCTTTTAATGTTGTTCCATCATCCTTCTCAAAGAACGGATAACAGCTTTCTACGAAGTTGAAGAAGACGTCCGTTTTGAACATCATATCTAATGGCTTATATCCATCGTAGTAATGCTTTCCGTATTTCTTGTATACTTTGAGACAATGGTAAGCTATAGCTCCAAGCTCATATGGAATCTGACTCATACATTCCTGATAAGTATCTGGATCAAGTAATTCACCAGTTGGCTTAACATCAATCAGTCGTCTGATAATACCAGACTTCGCATCAGTGATTTTGACTGGTCTGTTTGTACCCATGAAGAGCATACTATTAACTCGCATTGGATACTCAGCTTTATACTTTTCAGAAATGCCGATTTCCTCGTGTGCGATTATAGAGTTGAGAAGGGTGTTATCTTCAATTCTACTTAAGTCACCGTCATGTTGAATCATTACTAGAGGGTTATCTTTGAATGCAGCAGTCGCGAATGATTTTGACGGAGTAGCTAAGTCTTTAGCATTGAATGTTCCGCAATATCCTTCGAACAGCTTTTGGATGATGTTAAGGATTGTCGACTTACCTGTTCCAGCTTCACCATAGAAGACTAAGAACTTCTGAATCTTTTTAGAGTCACCAGATATAACTGATCCAATGGCCCACTCGATCTTTCGTCGTTCTTCTGCATCATACAGAGTTGAGATGATTTTGTCATAGCCCGGTGTCTTGCCTGCTTTGATGTCGTATGGTAAGGTCTTGGAACGATAGTCCTCTTTGGTTGTCTTCTGGTTTAGGAATGTAATATCAGAATCTAACTGTATTGAAGACGACGGACTAAGCTGGCAATACTTCTTGTACTTTTCCCAGCGTCCATTGTCGAAGTCCCTTAAGTAGTCTTTTTCGATTTTGCTGGTTGTGGTCTTGCTAACTGTTTCATATACTTCATCGATCAAACGATCTACATAATCAACAACATCGTATTCATCAGTAGACCATCTGTTATTCTTCTCATCCCAGAGAGCATAGAACGCCTTACCTTTACATAACAGGTTATCAACTTTCTTAGAAACAGCAAACGTTGGGTGAATGACCGTGGCATCCCTAGACTTGACATATGAACTCTTAATTGTTACAAAATTCATACTTTTTCCTTTCCTGACCGTTTGGACACAAAAATGTGCTCTCAAAAACT